CAATCGACTACATTGAAGCGCAACGCAATAGGCTGAAAGGCTACAAAAAAGATTCAGATAACCCGTTGCAGTTTCCACGATGCGACGTGTGGATTGATGGCTACGAAGTCTCGGATACTTCGATACCGAGAGAGCTAAAATATGCTCAAATGCAATTGGCGTGTGATGCGTATACCGTTGACTTGATGCCTAATCAACTTGTTACGACAAAGGGCGCGGTTGTCAAGCAGAAGGTTGGCGATTTAGAAGTGGCTTATGACAATCCAGCTAACCCTCGGTCTGTGCCTGCATTTGCAAAAGCTGATGCGTTGTTAGCTCCGTTGTATAAGAATAACGGCATGTATGCGGTGAGAGCATGAGCTTTGATTACACAGAGCTGCAAACCGTAGCCACTGAGTTAATCGGTGAGTTTGGCGGTAACGTCACGATAACGCACGTCACGGTGGGAACACATGACGCTATTACTGGTGTAATTTCAGGCGTTACGACCACACAGCAAACGGTTAAAGCGGTGCTGTTTGATTACACGAACAAAGAGTCAGGCGCGGCTAATATCGATGGCGAGGTTATCCGGTCAGGTGATAAGAAAATGCTTGTCTCTGCCAATGACTTAACCTCTGACATTGTGCTGACGGATACGGTCACGGTATCGGGTACTGTTTGGCGTGTGATGAATATCAAGATTACCCGCCCTGCTGCTGTCACGATTATTTATGAGGTGCAATTAAGACGATGAGTTTCGCGGCTGATATTGCTAATTTTAACGCGCTGCAATCCAAAGAGGTTGAGCGTGTTATCAAGGGTGCAAAGATGGCGCTGTTTGGCAGCATCATTCGTGATACGCCTGTCGATACTGGTAGGCTTGCGGGTAACTGGCAATGCTCTATCGGCTCGCCTGCTAGTGGTGAAACATCGTCGTTAGGCAAAGAAGCATCGTTAGCGGGATTGGCTGGCAAGACTGGCAGCGCAAAAGATGATTCTTACCTGACAAACAATTTGCCCTATGCTGAACGGATAGAGTTTGAAGGCTGGTCACGCGAAAAGTCACCGGAAGGCATGGTAAGAATTAACCTAGTGCGTATTGCTAACAACCTCAGAAGCAGGGGCAGAGCATGAGCGGATTTGCCAAGATTGATAGCGCATTGATTAGCGGATACACAGGCGGCTCGTTTGGCTTGTCTACGGCTTATGACAACGTGGATTTCACTCCGGTCAATGGTACGGCATGGGCAAGGGTTAGCAATCTACCCGCACAGCCTGAACCCGCATCGATTGGTATTGATGGCGATGATTCGCACACAGGGGTATTTCAGATAAGCCTGATGTATCCCTTGAATACAGGTAGAAGTGCTATACTGAGCAAGGCTGATGCGATTGCTACAGTATTTTATCCCGGCGCATCGTTTACTTATTCAGGGCAGTCGGTGACTGTTTCAAGTTGTGGAATAACACCGGCAAAGCGGGTCGATAATTGGTTCGCTGTTTATGTTTCAGTTAATTGGTTCGCGCGAGTTTCGCGCTAGAGAGGTAACAAATGGCTAATGGTTCACGGCATGCAATGTACTGGTCTACCGAGTCTGTTTACGGCACGACCCCAACTTCACCGGCTTGGACTCCTATTCGCCACAAGTCCACTTCTTTGGGATTGTCGAAAGAAGGCGTAGTGTCTGAAGAATTACGCTCTGACCGTATGATTTCTGATTACCGTCATGGTAATTACAAAATCGGCGGTGATATTGGCGTGGAGTTCAGTTACACCACTTTCAACGCCATGCTTGAGTCTGCATTGTGTGGCACGTGGGCGAATGAAACACCAGCGTCAGGCACAGACCAATTGAAGGCTGGCACTACTCGCAAGTCAGGCTCTATCTTGCGCGTGTTCGGTGATTTAGACGCTGGCAACACTCATCACTTGTTCAAAGGTTGCGAGGTTAATACCTTCACTTTGAGCGTTAAGCCAAACGCGATGGTTGAAGCTACTTTCGGCATCATCGGTCAGGACTTGGCATTAGATACCGCTGCCCCAAGTGGCTCGACTTATGTTGCGGCTACTACTACAAGCCCGTTTGATTCGTTCACCGGAACGATTACAGAGGGCGGCGTTTCTGTTGCTGTTGTCACCGAGCTGTCAATTGAGCTGAAAAACGGCATGGAGTCTCGCTACGTTGTGGGCGATGCTCAATCACTCAAGCCGTCTATTGGTCGCAGTGATGTGACAGGTACTCTGACTGCTTACTTTGACAATACTACTTTGTTTGCCAAGTTTGTTAACGAAACCGATTCTAGTCTGGTATTTGCTTTGACTGACTTGGACGGAAACACGCTTAACTTTAACATTCCGGCAATCAAGTATACAGGTGGTCAGCCTGATGTCAGTGGTGAAGGCCCTGTGACTATTTCAATGCCTTTCCAAGCGGTTCTATCTGCGGTTGATTCTACTAACTTAATCGTCACAAGGGTTGCGGCATAATATGAGCATGGAATCGTTTTTTACGGCTGACGATGCGAATGACGGTACTAAACTGCCGTTGTTCGCACCGGATGGTAAAGCTACTGAGCATTGGTTGTTAATTCGTGGCGTTGACTCTGACGCTTACCGTACCTCGCACACGCGAGTATTGCAGAATGCCCGCAAGCTGAAGGCTACGGACGATGACGAAGAAATCGCAATCCGTACCAACGCCGGTCTGTTTGAATTAGCGGTAAGTCTTGTCGGCGGGTGGAGCTTTGAGCAGGAATGCACACGTGAGAATGTGTCAGCGTTTCTGAAGAAAGCGCCACAGGTTATTGACCCGATAAATGAATTTGCGGGGAACAGAAGCCTTTTTTTCGCACTCAAGCGGAGCGATTTGCAGAGCATTGCTGCAGACAGTTCCGCCTTGACAAAATCCCGCAAGGGTCGCAATCAACCTTAAGGGATCACTTGTTACAGGTTTACAAGGTGACAGGCAAATTACCGCCTGACCTTGAGAGTGATTACGACGGCGCGTGTGATTATGTCTTATCGTGGTTTTATGAGATATTCAGGGGCGAGCGATTGACATACACCGAGGTAATGAATTGGTGTAGTTTGACAAAAAGGAATTTGTCGGCGTTTGATGTTGATCTATTATTTACGGCTGAACGGTCATGGTGGAAGGTGAAAAATGACAACTGAAACCGCATCGTTAATTGTCAAGGTACAGACTCAAGGCGTAGATAAAGCCGCAACCGATATTAAGAAAATAGAGGGCGCTGCTAAGGGTGCGGAGAAAGCAGCCGGAGGCATGGGCAGCGCGTTCAATACCTTACGCAATGCGATTGCAGCGGCGGGTATTGCCAAGCTCGGGACAGAAATAATCCAGACGGCTGATGCCTATCAGAACCTCCAAGCGCGTTTAACACTTGCTACTGGTTCGGCTGAAAGCGCGGCTGTTGCTTATCAGAAATTGCTGGATATAACCCGTCAGTCTCATGCAGGGATTGAAGAAACCGCAAACCTCTACGCCAAGCTATCCACAAGCACAAAGTCTCTAGGATTGGATCAATCGCAACTGTTAGCGATTACCGATACCGTTGGGAAAGGCTTGCGGATTAGTGGTGCGGGGGCGCAAGAGTCAGAGAGCGCACTGAGACAATTAGGGCAAGCGTTCGCATCCGGCTCGTTGCGCGGTGATGAGTTCAATTCCATGATGGAAAACGCACCACGATTGGCTCAGGCGTTGGCTGACAGTCTCGGCGTGACTCGTGGTGAATTGCGTCAAATGGCGGCTGATGGTCAGCTAACCTCGCAAGCGTTGGCGAGTGCGTTTCTTAATCAGTCGAAAGTAATATCGGCAGAGTTCAACAAACTGCCTGAAACCGTCAGCACGGTAATGGCTGATATTAAGAATGAGCTATTCACCACGTTTGGCAGCACCGAGACAAGTCCGCTTGTTGATAGTCTTAAAGAGTTCAGAGAATTACTGAAAGACCCCGCAATGAAGGACGGGCTTGTATCGCTTGCGGGTGGTCTTGTCACGTTTGCGGGTGCTGTTGCTGGTGTTGCGTCTGACTTTGCACAATTCGGTAAAGACCTTGGATTTATGGCGGCTCAGATTACGGGTAACATTGACCCTGCTGAACAGTTAGACAGAAAGATTCAGGCTTTAAACGCGAGCATTGCAGGTGACAAGGTTCACGCAGGCGCGGCTAAATACTGGTTCATGTCTCCCGATGAGATGAAAGCAGAATTAGCTAAAGTCGAATTAGCAAAAGCCAAGCTGACAGAGGTTAGGGGCTTCGGTGGATTCGGTGCGCCTGAAGGCGGTGCTGCTCCGGCTGCTGCTCCTGCAACCGATATGAAAGCGGTCACGGCTGACCAATTGGCTTCAGCATCTGCAAGCAAGAAACAAGCTGATGAGCTGCAAAACTTTATCGAGAAACTGAAAGAGCAAGGCGCTACAGCGTCTATGACGGCGCGTGAGGTCGATTTGTACAAAGCCTCACAGATGGGCGCGTCTGAGGCTGACAAGTCTGCTGTCAACTCTATGCACGACCTTATCGCGGCATCCGAGTTGCACAAGAAACAACTCGAAGACCGGAAAGCGGTTGATGATTATCTTGAGAATCTGAAGACGCAAGACGAAACGCTAGGCATGAATGTCATAAGCCTTGAGCGTTATCGGTTGGCTCAATTGGGCGCGACGGATGCGGATTTGGCGGCGGCTGAAGTCTTGCAGAAAAAGCAGGTAGCGTTTCAGCTTGAACGGGACTTGATGACCGAGCAGGAAAGGGCATTAGCTGATTACGCTGAGAAACGCGCATTGATTATGCAGTCCACAAGCGGCGATCAGCAAGGTGACTTGCTCGGTAGGCTCGGTGGCAATATGCAAAAAGGCATGAGTGACTTCGGGCAGGAAACCGGCTCGCCTTCTATTGATGACAAGATGGCAGAATTGCAGGCTGAGTACGATGCTCGTTATGCCACGGTGATGGAAAACGAAACGCTTATCGAAACCGACAAGCAGGCATTGTTAGAGGGTATGCAGCAAGGATACCTGGCTCGCATGGCACAGTTTGAGCAGCAAAAGCAGCAGCAACAATTTGCGAGCGCCTCTGCCATGTTTGACGGGTTGGCGGGGCTTGCTAAGACTTTCGGCGGTGAACAGTCAAAAGCGTATAAGGTGCTGTTTGCTACCTCCAAGGCGTTCAGCATTGCACAAGCCACAATGAGCATGTTTACGGGTATCAGTAAAGGGGTCGAGTTGGGATTCCCTGCCATGATTCCGGCTATTGCGATGGCAGCGGCTCAAGGTGCATCAGCTATCAGCGGTGTGAAGTCGCAAAACTTTGCGGGTGCATTTGACAACGGCGGTAACATTCCTGCGGGGTCTGTTGGCTTGGTCGGTGAGATAGGCCCCGAATTGATAAGTGGCCCTGCTAACGTGACTTCACGCAAAGACACGGCTGCTATGCTCGGTGAAAAGTCAACCGTCAAGGTGGCTGTGTTCAACCTTTGGAACGCGGCTATGATAGAATCACTGAAGGCTAGTGACGATTTTGACGAGGTAATCGTTAACTCGATTTCACGCAATCAACAAGCTACAAAACAGGCGATGGGCTGATGGCATATACAACCGGAACGCTGACAGATTTCAATGATTTACTGACCAAGTTCAAGAGCTTTGTCACAAGCAATTCGACCTTGGCGGGTGCGGGTCAATTGTGGACAGTGCTAAAAGACTCCGATGTAGATTCGGACTTTGCCGATGATGCTCTTTGTACAGGTGCTAATGCTACTTCAGCTACAACAGGGCCTTTCATTCGTAGCATTTATTTCAAGTCTGAGGGATTGGGCGGCACTGATAGCATCTATCACAATCTGACTTCTCTGAAGACTGCGGGGGGTGCGTATAACTTACAGGTTCGCAATCATCAGACGTTCAGTTTATCGGTGACTGCTCCGAATCAACTAGGCGCTTCGCCTGCTCACTATATGCTGTTGAACAATGCCGCAAGCGTTAATCAATACTGGTTCATTGTTAATGGTCGGCGTGCGATTATCATTGTAAAGATCGGTTCTGTGTACGAATCGGCTTACATTGGTTGGGGCTTGCCTTGTGGCTCACCGTCTGAGGTTCTGTATCCGTACATGACGGGCGGGAGTAGCTCTACTTACTCGCTGACCCCATCGTCTACGGCTGCTGAACATCGTGCTTTCTTTGCGCCCTATCAAGCGGCATCTGCTTTGGGCAGCGCGTCTAATCTATCGGTTGCGATTCCTAACACTACGAATTGGTTGCCGGTTGGCAATTACACGACAACTTCAACAACGCAGGGCGCGACCACTAGCGTTGTTCTGCCTTTGGCGATTACGGGTGGCAATGGCGTTGTTTCGTTGTCATCTAGCATCAGGGCGCAAGGGTATTGCTACGGCAACACTGATAGGGTTATCAGACCGATTAGCGTTGTATCCAGTCTGACGGGTTACGTGGGCAATTACGGCGCTTTGGATGGCGTGTATCATGTATCCGGTGAAGGCATGGCATCTGAATACACCTTGACGATTGGCGGCGATACTTACCTTTGCATACAGTCTACTTTCTACACTAACCGCGAATCGTTCGCTGCTTTTAAATTGGAGTGATTGAATGGCTGTTTATTTTTACGAAGCGGGTACACATTCAAGCCTTGATGATTTTTTTTCAAAGCTAACGGCGTTCTGCACTTCAGGCAGTATCGATGCGGCTTACCGTTTTACAGCGGGTGCTTCCAATGGTGTAGCGGGCACGGCTGTCAATACATCGGGCGCGGCATCGGGTACAACCTACGCTTACAAGCGGTTCAGCATGACGCGAGGTGGTTATTATTGGTTGGCGCGTTATCATGCTACAGGTGGTGTTTATTGTATGCCGTCACCGAATGATGCTGCGGCTGTGTGGAATAGCACGACGGGCAAACCGACAAACGATTACAAAATCTTTCCGGTTATTGCTGCGGGTTCTTACCACTTCATGCAGTACAAAGATTCTATTCATGCTGTTTGTATTTTATCGTCCGGCGTGCATGTACATTTAAACTTCGGCACAGTGGCTAAAGTAGGGTCGTGGACAGGCGGCGAGTATTTCACCGGCTCAATGCATGACGTGAATGCGACCTATGTTAACGGCACGCCTTACGCGTCACAACATTGCTTTGGCTTTCATAATGGTAACAATGCGCGCTCGTTATCAACTCAAGTCTGCCCGTTAATGCGTTGCGTTTATAACGCTAAAAACTTCGCTCATATTGACTTCAACTATAACGGCACTGTTTCCACTGGCTACAATTCAGTCCTTTCTGTTGGCGGTGTTTCCATATCGGGAACGGCTCTTAACGCAGGCGGCGCTGTAAACCTTATCGACACATTCTCACCGAATCACTACGCGCCATATCGTGCGGCAGGCAGTCCGATAGAGTTGCAGCTAGTCAAAGACGCTGATGATAATTTGTGCTATGACCTTGGCACTGTCGAAGGTATGCGCTACATCGACATGACAAACCTAGAGTCAGCGGATATCGTTAATACCGAATGGATTGTGTTTCCTCTGTCGATCAAAGGTACAACGGGCAGCACGGGAAATTACGCATCTAGCGCAAACTATGGCGTTGCTTACTATAAGGGCGTTTGATGACTTATGCGGCGGCATTGCAAGATAGTGATATAACGGGCAAGCAGTCTGCTCTGTCGTTCACGGCTATTGCTGCGAATCCTGACGCATGGTTCGACACTGATTACAACGGTGCTGCAACAATTACTATCAACGCTCCTACTGTCGGTGTGCTTAACTTCGGTGCTGCTGAAAGCAACGGGGATTTGCGGCACTTCCTTTATGATATCGTTCACGTTGACCCGATAAGCATTAGCTCCGGCGCATTGTCTAGGACTAGAAATTATCCGATAAAAGTGTGGAATGCGTTTCTCACCACAAAATCACTGTCAGCCATTACGATTCCCGTCGCGGGTATTACGATGGATAACGGCACGTCGTTACCCGATTCGTTTGCTGGATTGCAAGAGATAACCTACGACCTAGAAATAGCGGGAGTGGGTGCTAGTACGTTTGACACTACGCTTGTTTTGACGTTTAACGGATATACAGCCTATCTTCCTGTTGATGGGTTCAGGGCGCAATTGTGGTCTTATTGGGCGCAAGCTCCGCTAAAGGAAACCCTTGAGCCTGAGGCGTGGATATTCACAGCAACGGACGGCACAGAGCAGAGAAGCAAGATTAGGGACATACCGAGGCGTACATTTAGCTTTGAGTCATTGCTGGATTATTCCGATTGGCGCACAGCACAAACCCTGCTACGTGAAAGGCTAGGTGTTCGATTTATCATTCCGGTTTATCAAGAGGCATATTTTACCAATACCACTTACACGGCAGGCAGTACCGTTATCACGGTTGACACGACCACGGCTGACTATTACGCGGGCGGGTTGGCGATAATCTGGAAATCTGCAACGGAAAACTTTGTCGGTGATATTGCTTCGGTAGCATCGGGCAGCATCACGTTATCAAACGGGCTTGATGATACGCTATCGGGTAATTTGCGAATCGCTCCGGCTGCATTGGTTAAACTCAATCCGCAAGTATCGACAACGGTTGACCCTGTAGGAAACCGGAAAGTAAAACTGTCAGGGCTTGCTGTCGCATCGGGCGATCTATCCGGCTATACCTCCCCCGTTACGTTTGACGGTTACGACGTGTTCACGGCAAAGCCTGAAGGCACGAATGTTAATGATTCCTATAAAGCTGACATGTGGGATACCGATTACGATATCGGCGTGATTGACTTCGGCACAATGAACCAACGCGCTAAACTGCGGCGCGGCTATGAGACAACGCTGCTCACTACGCAAGAGTTGTGGAACTTCAGACGCTTTGTGCATACGCACCATAATGCTGTGCCGTTCTGGGTTGCTACTCACGAACCCGATTGTTACATGTACACAAACCTGACGGCAGGTTCTTCTAGCATTAACATTGTTGACAATGGTTACTATCAAGACCACGAAGGGCGGCTAGGTTTATTCTTCGAGTATCCTGATGGGACGTTCAGCTATCACACTGTAACTACTGTCGCGTTTGTATCGTCTATGGTGACA